CCCGGTCGCCGCCAACGACTGGTTGCCGCTCGTCGAGGCGCGCGCCCCGGCGCTCGGCGTCACCGACGAGGGCGCCCGCGAAGAGATCCGAATGACGATGCTCCAGAACGGCATCGGCATCCCCAACGACCCGTCGTCGATCACAGGCCCGCCACCGAGCGATTCGGAGGCGTGAGGCACGGCCCGGCGCCGGGGCGGAACGCCATCCCCAGCGTCGGCGTCGGGACGTGTCATACTTTGATCAGGGATGGCACCCGTTCACTTGGAGTGCCCGTGCCCGCCCTTCTCGACCAGTTGCGCCAGCGGCGTGACACCGCCCGCGAGGCCGCCGAAACCATCCTCACCCGTGCCGCCGACGACGGCCGCGACCTCACCCCCGACGAGCTGGCCGAGCACCGGCAGCACGTGATCGCCGAACGCGAGGCCGCCGACGAGGCCGACCGGCTCCGGGACGAGCAGATCGCCGAGCTTCGGGCCGGCGCCGCCCGTAACGGCCGCCCGGTGCTCAGCCGCGAGGCGGCCGACATCGCCCGAGCCTTCCGGTCGGCGATCTACGCCAAGAATCCGGCACCGATCGAGTTCGGGACCACTCTCGCCGACGAGTGGCCCGACGACATGCCCGACGTCGTGCAGGGTCGGGTCGGGCGCGTCAAGGTCCACACCCGAGACACCCTGAAGACCACCGCGACGCAGGCGTTGAGCACCGACGTCTACACGACGATCGTCGAGCACCTCGTCGAGACCAGCTCACTCATGCGGGCCGGCGCGACGGTGGTCACCACGTCGACGGGCGAGGACCTGGTGGTCCCGAAGTCGACCGGGTTCGTCACGACCGCGATCATCGGCGAGGGTGCGTCGATCACCGAGAGCGACCCGACGCTGAGCACCGCCACGCTCAAGGCCTTCAAGTACGCCAACTACTTCGAGATCAGCACCGAGCTGGCGAACGACACCCCGACGAACCTGCTCGACTACCTGGCTCGGGCTGCCGCCATGGCGCTCGGGCTGGGCGCCACCGGCTACGGCGACGACATCATCAACGGCGTCGGCACGACCGAGCCGCGCGGGCTTCTCCTCGACGCCGGCACCGGTGTCACCGGCCCGGCCGGCACCGGCACGTCGCTGGGCACGCAGGGCACGCTCAACCAGGGCACCGACGCGCTGTGGAACCTGGTCGGGTCGGTCGCCGAGCCGTACGCACAGGCACCGGCCGCCGGGTTCCTGATGCGGAACGCGTCCGACATCATCGTCAGGAAGCTTCGCGACACGACCGGTCAACCGGTCGCCGGCCTGACCGAGCGGGGCCGCATCCTCGGATATCCGTCGTTCGTCGACCCCTTCGTGCCGGCGATGGCAAACGGCGTCGAGTCCATCGCCTTCGGTGACTTCAGCCGGTACCTGATCCGGATTGTCAACGGCGTTCGATTCGAGCGGTCCGACGAGTTCCGGTTCCAGAACGACCTGGTGGCCTTCCGGTGCATCATCCGTCTCGACGGCGCCCTGATCGACACCGGCAGCGTCAAGACCTTCGTGAACACCACCTGATCGGCGGCGGCGATGTGGCCGTTCCGTAAGCGCCACGATCGGGCGCTCTGGCAGGTCGGCGACGCCTATCCCGGCCCGCCGACCGCGGCCGGCGTCCGCGTCACCCCGGACACGTCCATGCGGCTGTCCGCGGTGTGGGCGTGTGTGCGGCTTCTGTCCGACGTGGTGTCCGAGCTGCCGGTACACGTGTTCGCCAAGGGCACCCGCCGGGAGGTCGACCCGCCGCGGGTGCTGGTCACCCCGGCCGCCGGCACCGACCTGCCCGACTGGCTGTGGCAGCACATGGCGTCCTACCTGCTGCGCGGCAACGTGATGGGAGTCGTCGTCGACCGGGCCGGGCTCGGCCGACCGTCGCAGATCGAGCTGGTCAACCCGGATCGGATCGCCCCCGACGTCGACCAGTACGCCCGCACCGTGACCTGGCGTCTCGACGGCCAGGAGATCGACCGCGACGAGCTGTGGCATAGGCGCGCCTACCCGGTGCCCGGTCGGGTGCTCGGCCTGTCGCCGATCGGGTACGCCGCCCAGTCGATCGGCCTCGGCCTGGCCGCGGAAACGTTCGCCGCGAAGTTCTTCGCCGACAACGCCACACCCTCCGGTGTGCTGACCACCGACCAGCGGCTCACCCTCGAACACGCCCAGGAGGCCAGCGAGAGGTGGCACTACGCCCACCAGGGCCGACGCAAGACCGCGGTCATGGGTTCGGGCATCAAGTGGCAGGCCGTGTCCGTCGCCCCCGAAGAATCCCAGTTCCTCGACACGCTGCGGTTCAACGTCCAGCAGATCGCCCGGATCTTCGGCGTGCCGCCGGAGATGATCGCCGCCGAAAGCGGCAACAGCCAGACCTACGCCAACATCGAGAGCCGCGACCTGTCGCTGCTCAAGTACGCGGTGCAGCCGTGGCTGGGCCGACTGGAACGGGCCATGAACACCCTCGTCACCCGCGGCCAGTACGTGAAGTTCAACGCCGCCGGCCTGCTCCGCACCGACCTCAAGACCCGGTACGAGTCCTACGCCATCGGGCTCGAGCAGGGGTTCCTCACCATCGAGGAGGTCCGCGACCTCGAGGACCGCGAGCCGCTGCCCGCCGGCACCGCCCGCCCGCAACTGGAGGTCGCGTGATGCTGCTGCGCTCGTTCGCTACCGGCCTGCAGGTCCGCGACGACGGCGACGGCCGGACCCTGGTCGGCGTGGCCGCCCCGTACGGCACCCCGGTCACCATCCACGAGGGCGGCCGCACCTACGTCGAGACCTTCGTCCGCGGCGCGTTCGCCGCCGACACCGCCGACCCCGGCGCCATCCCGCTCACCGCCAGGCATCCGGGCTCCAACGACGTGCTCCCGATCGGGCGCACCGTGTCGCTGCGCGAGGAGCACGACGGGCTGCACGGCGAATGGCACGTGTCCGACACCACGTTCGGCACCGAAGTCCTCACCCTCGTCCGCGACGGCGCGATCACCGGCCTGTCGGTCGGGTTCATCGAGGGCACCGACCGCTGGTCCGCCGACCGGCGCACCGTCCGCCGGGTACGCGCCACCCTCGACCACGTGGCCGTCGTCAGGGTGCCCGCCTACCCGGCCGCCCGGATCGCCGCCGTACGGGCCGCACAACCGCTCACGCAGCCGCGCCTGCGCGTGGCCCGACTCCGATCGACGTGGTGACCATGACCTACGAGCTGCCCGAGCACACCATCCACAAGGGCGACGGCGTCGTCGTGCTCGCATTCGCCGAGCCGCTCACCGCGGCAGACGCGACGCTGGTCCACCGCCACCTGCGAGGCATCTACCGTGGCGCGTCCATCGCCACCACGGGCACCAACCTGGTCACCGTGACGCCGGTCCGTCGCACGGCTGCGAAGCCGAAGAAGTCGACGTGACTACGCTGCCGCGCTCCTGCCTCGGGTGCGGGACCAGGATCCCGAGCGGCAGCCGCTGTCCACGCTGCGCGCTCAAGGCCAGGACCGCTCGCCGCGGGTACGGCGCAGCCTGGCAACGGCTCGCCCGGCAAGCCATCCGTGAGCACCCGTGGTGTGCCGACTGCGGCGCCACCGCCGACCTCACCGCCGACCACATCGTGCCGATCGCGCTCGGCGGCCAACGGCTGGACCCGGCCAACGTCGCCGTCCGGTGCCGGTCGTGCAACAGCAGACGAGGCGCGACGGTCCGACGCGGTTCTGATCAGGGCGCCCGCCATGACCCTCTGCCAGCCCGAGCGCCGATTACTCTTTCCAGGCATGACTGATGCTGCTTGGACGCTCGCGGGAACGGCCCTTGGTGCCATCATCGCTGGACTTGTTGCCTGGTTAAACAACAGGGCGCAGTCAGGGAGAGAACGTAGCAAGGAGGACCGTCTAATACGTCGGTCGACGTACACGGAGTTCCTCCACAGCACCGAATCCTTGCAGCAATCCGTAATAGTTGTAGCTGACGAGCTGGATCGTGTGTACAGAGCTGCTGGAGGGCTGGGGATAGCGCGCGAAATGATGACTGATATGAGAGCGGAGCTGGACGAACTCCTTCTTCAATATGAAAAGGCTAGGCAGGCCTTGGAGCTGTCCGGTTCGGAGTATGTTGCCGATTGGGTGGGCCAGCGCAACAGTCTGCGTCTGTTTATGTACTCCGTTCGGAAGGTTCTCGCCGCGGATAACCCTGACGATAGGGACTGGGACGACGTTGGAAAAGAAATTCGTGAACGTATGCATAAGTCGCGGAGGGAGCTGCAGGAGGCCAAGCATTTGATGAGAACGGATCTTCAGAGATGAGGGCCGGGCCGAAGCCCGGCGTTGACGGCTCGGGGCTGTCGTTCCGGACCCGCAAGGTCGGCGCGAAACGGTTCGAAGCCTTCTGCCAGCGCTTCATCGTTGTGCCGAAGGGTCACGGCGCGCGGAAACCGCTGCGACTTCGGCCGTGGCAGATCGACCTGATCGGCTCCGTGCTCGACCCGACGCCGCTGCCGCGGCTAGCCGGGTGGATGCTCTCGCGGGGCCAAGGCAAGACCACGCTGAACGCCGCACTCGGCCTGTATGACCTGATGCTCGGCGCCGAGGGCGCGTCGGTCGTGGTCGCCGCCTGCGACGAACGGCAGGCCGGGCTGTGCTTCAACATCGCCCGCCGAATGGTCGAGCTCCACCCCGAGCTCGAGTCGCGGGTGCAGGTGTACCAGGACCGGCTCGTGGTGCCGGCGCGGGACGCGTCGTTCCAGGTGCTGCCCGCGGTGCCGAAACGGCTGGAAGGGCTCGACTTCACGCTGGCGATCCTGGACGAGTTCGGCCGGATCGACCGCGAGGTGTACGAGGTGGTCGGCCTGGCATCCGGTAAGCGCGAGTCGTCGGTCGTGATCGGTATCGGCACACCCGGCCCGGACTGGGCGACCTCGGTCCTGGCGGACATGCGCGAGTACGCGATCGAGCACCCCGACGACCCGTCGCTGGTCTGGCGGGAGTTCTCCGCGGCCGGCTTCGAGGACCACCCGGTGGACTGCCGGCACTGCTGGGAGCTGGCATCCCCAGCGTTGGGTGACTTCCTGTCCGTGGATGGGATCGCCGCGTTCCTGCCACCGAAGACCCGCGAGTCGACATTCCGCCGATCCCGGCTATGCCAGTTCTCCGACGAGGTAGACGACCCGTGGCTGCCGCCACGGTCCTGGGAAGCCTGCACCGACGACCGGCCGGTCCCGGACGGCGTCGACGTGACACTCGCCCTGGACGGGTCGTTCAGCCAGGATGCGACCGCGCTGGTCGTCTGCCAGATCGGCGACACACCGCACCTGGACGTCGCCGGCCTATGGGAACCGCCGCCCGGACGGGTCGACTGGCGCACCCCGATCCTCGACGTCGAGCAGGCCATCCGCGATGCCTGCCGCCGCTGGCAGGTCCGGGCCATCGTGTGCGACCCGTTCCGCTGGCAACGATCCATGCAAGTGCTACTCGATGACGGGCTACCCGTGGAGGAGTTCGCGCAGACTGCGCAAAGGATGACCCCGGCGACCAACGCGCTGTACGAGGGGATCGTGAACCGAACGGTCACCCACAGCGGTGATCCTCGGTTGGCCCGGCACGTGGCCAACGCAACGGTACGGACTGACTCGCGCGGCACCCGCGTCTACAAAGAGTCCAAGCACTCGACGCGGCGGATCGACCTCGCGGTATGCGCGATCATGGCGCATGCGGCGGCGCAGTCAGTGGCGCCGGGGCCGCAACTGTGGGTGTTCGACGAGGCGGAAGCATCTGATCGGGCCATACCAGTAGCAGCAGACTGGGTGTAGTCTCCGGCGCGGCGGCGCGGGCTGTCCGTGCCGGAGGTTAAACGGGGGTCATCATGCGCGTGCGATCGGTGTCGATTCTGGCTGCGCTGGTGTTGGCGGTGGGGGTGCCTGGCGTGGCCCAGGCTGCACCTCCGGTGGAACACTTCCATTTCGAGGACGCGTTTGCGGGCAGTACCGACGAGTGCGGCTTCATCACTGAGTTCGAAGTCACCTCCAGCGGCCAGGCAATGCTGCGAGAGGTCGATGGCCAGGCATTCCTTCAGCTCGCGACCTTCGAGACCGTAATAATGGTGACCAACCCCGAAACAGGGGCGTCGATACTCATCCGCGAGTTTGGGCTTTCAAAGGACTTTACCGCGCAGCATGTAGAGGGCAACGTCTGGGAGTTTACTGCCCAGGCAGCCGGTCAGTACATTGTCGAGGACAGCGATGGCCACGTCGTCTTACGTAATAGCGGCCGCGTCACCACTCGTTACCTCTTCGACACGCTTGGAGACGGCCAACCTGGCGGCGAACTTTTGGAGCTCGAGGTCACCGGCGTGAACGGACCCCATCCGGCAGGCCCCTTACCCGACCTCTGCACGGTCTTGACCGATCTGATTGGGTAACTGAGCGCAGCCAGCGGCCAAGTCACTATCCCCCCTCGTCGGCGAATCTGCCGTCGTAGGAAACGAACGCGTCGCGGATGCGGCGCATAGCGTCATCCGGTGCGAGCGACTGGCTGTAAGCGAGTCGGCGGATCGCACCGACCAGGGTGAGTAGTTCCGCCCAGCCGTGACGGCCGGGGTCGGGTGGTGGGAACGTAGTGGACACGGTCGATCTCCTCCTCAGTAGGTGATCGGTCGAGGCCTCGGCAGGTGTTGGCGCACCTGTCGGGGCCGCCTGGGTCAGGGATGAGACACGACTTGTTTGCCAGGAGCCGCGGGCGCGCGGGGCACATTCGGGGCACATGAGACTGAGCAACGCTGGCGAACGTCGGCAAGCGTCGAAAGGCGAAATCGCAGGTCAGACGGCATATGGCCGCGTCGCCGCAGGTCAGAGTGTCGCGCGTAAAAGTTCCGCTTCAACCTGTGAGGATGACGCGGTGAAGCGTCACTACGTCGCCTCGTCGGCGATTGCGTCGGTCGGGTACGACGACGCATCCGGGACGCTCGAGGTGGAGTTCCGTTC